ATATAATTTACAATATAATGTATGTATCCAATCTTACTGGATTAAATGATATCATGTTTTTTTATTTATTCGTTGAGACGTTTTTTTTACCATTCTATAAATTAGATACTATTTTTCATCATATTATATCCATGCTGTTTGTTGCTTATCCAAAATTCTATTATATTTTACCTGATGACATATATCATCATAATATTACTTTTTTAAAGGTTGAAATAAGCAGCATTTTCTTATGTAGCAGTTATTTTCTTAAAGAACAAAAGAAAAAATCCAACGATACACGTATTTCATATTGTCTACATGTAAGCAATGCATTGTTTATTGGGTCTTTTTTTAAATATCGTTGTTATGAATTTATTTATCGTCTTGGATTAAATCCAGAATTTTATCAGGATATCATTGTAAAGGACAGCACAACAAGCAAAATATATATTTATTTTACTATGTCTTCCTTTATGATATTAAATTGTTATTGGGTTTTTAAAATACTAAAAGTAGCACTAAAAAATTGATTTAACATATGTTTTCGTAGACATAATAACCGATCTATATACACTATATAATGGAAAGACTACACAGAAATCTACCAAACGACTGGACACGCGTAATGCCTGACGACAAAAACCCTGTTATAGTACATAATTTTGATGATGCAAATGAAAAATATAAACAATATGACAATTGTTGGATTGTATTTGGTACGTGGAAGGGTAAGGTCGCGTTATACAATGGATATGATGAAAATGTAATCATTCAATCTATTAGCGCATGGAAAACATGTGACTATTATGACCAGGACTCATAAATATTATATAATACTGATTTAAACATTACGCCATATATTATATGTATAAAACTTATTATGAATCTATATAGGGTCGTTATTCTTGACCGAAACTATTCAAACCATCTTTTTTATCATGTGGAAGATAAAAAGGAAATAGACGTAAATCAATGCCCTGAACTAAAGTGCATTAATCCATTGGACAAGAAAATGTTTATGGATGACATTTTTACGATTCAAGAGGATACATTCAATTGTATTAGCTCTACCGTAAGAATATGTAAACAAATCGCTGGAATTCTTATGTTGGAAAATAACAAAACCTTCGGTAGAACGGAGAATAAGAAACGGTTGTTGTATAAATGTATACCAGACGATTGTCATTTACCTGCATTTTTAGTACCGTATGATGTAAAGATTGGTTTCTCAAAAGTACAGAAAAATAAATTTGTAACATTTCGGTTTGATAGTTGGAACGACAAACACCCACGAGGAATTTTAACAGAAACCATCGGTGACGTGGACAACCTTGATTACTTCTTTGAATATCAATTATATTGTAAAAGTCTACATGTATCATTAAGCGAATTTACTAAGAAAACAACAGAAATCCTTCGGCAAAAAACACAAGCCGAATATATTGAATCCATCTATAAAAATACCAATTTTCATATAGAAGACCATCGCGATAAATATGTATTTACAATTGACCCGACTAACAGTACCGATTTTGATGATGGATTTCATATTGAACCAGAAACCGATTGTGATGGTATACAAAACGGCTGGAATGTTACTGTTTATATTGCAAATGTATTTTTTTGGTTGGAAACATTAGGTCTTTGGAACTCATTCAGTAAACGGGTTTCTACCATCTATTTACCAGACCGACGACGACCGATGTTACCTACTATTTTATCGGATACACTTTGCAGTTTACAACAAAAACAAGACCGTTTTGCATTAGCTATGGAATTTCATATTACAATGGACGGCAAAATGGATAGAGATAAAATGCAATATAAAAATGTACTTATTAATGTCAAAAATAATTATCGGTATGAAGAACACAGACTAATAAATCCAAACAATCGGCATTATCAAAATTTATTGCAATTGTCTATGCAAATGGACAAAACCGTCAAAGACAGTCACGATGTTGTCGCTTATTGGATGATTCAAATGAACGCATTTACTGGATTGAACATGATTGATAAAAAATTTGGTATTTTTCGTGCCGTATCTTTCCATGATACACAAAAAGATGGCGATTTGATTTATAATAATAATATCAATGAAGACACATGTAGAGTTATACGCAGTTGGAATAATACGACTGGTAAATATATTGCCTACAATGATGCTGATAAAATAACACATGACCTAATTGGGGTTAAATCATTCAAACAAAATGGACAAGTTCGGGGGGCATCTCAACCCTATATTCATATTACCAGTCCTATTCGTAGATTGGTTGATTTATTGAACCAAATACAGCTTTGTAAACAATATAATATGATTGACAATATTAGCGAGGATGCAGTGCAATTTTGTAATGATTGGAACGGGAATATGGATTACTTGAATGCTACTATGCGATCTATACGAAAAGTACAAACAGATAGCAATGTCCTACATCAATGTGTAAACAATCCATATTACATTGACACCCCTCATACTGGTGTGGTTTTTGATAAAATTACCAAAATAAACGGACTACATACCTATATGGTATATTTGGACAAGGTGAAAATATTATCACGAATTACTTGTCAAACTGATTTACAAAATTATAAATCATACTTGTTTAATATGTTTCTCTTTGAGGATGAACACTCATACAAAAAGAAAATACGATTGCAATTATGTGAAGAATGATAATTATATGTTTCATAAAAATATTTCAAAATAAATGGTTTAAAGAATATTTATTTATTATATTATATCATGTCTGACACTGAAAAAGAACCCATCACACTCACCCAAGTCGCCGAGGAGGAAACTCCTGCACCTGCACCTGCACAACAAGAGGTACCTATTGTAGATATTCCTGTTAACAGTCACAATACCGCACTTAATATTCTTGTAGCCCTTACCGGTGTTGCCCAGAAACGCGGTGCCTTTAATATCCAAGAATCTGCTAAGTTGTGGGAGTGTATTCAAGCTTTTAACACTCCTGCTGCCGCTGCACCTGATGCTGATGCCGCTGATTCTGCCAGTGATTAAACAATTATTCCCTAATAAAAATAGTATCATATTATCAATATAATAATAACAAATATCTGTTATTATTATAATTAGGCATTTCTTCTTTTTATTTCATTATTATAATCAGTACTTGTTAATTTATACCCCCAATGCTGTAAAACCTGACGTATTTTTGGACTTACGGTTTCATCATTCCATTTTGCACCTTTCTTTACTATTTGTGTTACTAAAAAACGCATAAACCGACCCCTTGGTCCTGCTAAGTTCTTCCACCTTTGGATTTGTCTTTCGTCATCATCGCCACGTTTTCCTTGATAAAAATCACAATACCATTGTACCCAGCCATATGGATGCAACTTGTTTATCCAATTTTTACTTTCCCAAAATTCTAATGAAGTACCCACACTTACCTTATATTTATTGATGGATATATCACACTTATCACTTGTTAAATGTGCTTCGGGTATACCTTTCCACCAACTTTTTGGATACTTTACATGTTCATTCTTATAACTCTTTCCTGTTACACCCGATTTTATTGGACGCCAATATGTTCCACCAAAACTACCTAATACAAACATATCACGTGGTGTTAGATTTGGACGGAAATCTGGATAATCTTTGAATTTTGTTTTTCTCTTTTGTGTTTTGTTTTTTCCATATTTGCAATGTTGTTTTTGAGAAAACCCTTTGGGATTTTTACAATCTATACTCGCCTTATACTTTTTACTCCATTTACCACCATCAAAGCTAATATCACTATCATCATCACTAATAACACTAATATCACCATCGGGATACAGAAATTGTTTTATTGTATTTTCTATTATCTGTTTGATTAGAAAAATGCATTTTATTCTTACAAAATTATCATCGTTCGGCATATCTATTTGTAAAAATTGTTCTTCTGTTAATAAGTTTAATATTTCATTTTGTAATTTTTGAGATATATCAATTAATAATTCATCTTTTTGGTATTCTTCCAAATTTTCAATTAAGTGCTCGTCATAATTAAAATAATAATCTGGAAGATCCTCACAAAAAGGTGGTACTACTTGATTATTAAGTATATTTTGTAAAATATTTTCTAATTGTGTTTCTTCTGATGATAAATTTGTATATTCACTATTTATTATATCTATTATTTTTTTAGTAAAACAACTATTTACTTTTTCAATATATTCTTGTTTAAATACATCAATTTCATTTGGTTCATCCAAGCTACTATCATCATCAATAAATGCTTGATTCATTTGGTCATCATCATCATCATCAAATTCATCATCATCAAATTCATCATCATCAAATTCATCATCATCATCATCATCATGGTCGTTTGTTGGAATAACCATACGACCACCTTCTTTTTTATCTTTTCTAAAACGGTCTATACGTCCTTTTCTATATTTCTTTACACGCGCGTTCTTAATCTCTTTTTTGGTTAATTCATCGTGTGTTATTGGAGTATCATCTGTTATTCTTATTTTTGGACGATATACATCATTCTTGTATTTGTATCCTATTTCACCTCGTTGATTTACCCACTCCTCGTCAAACCATCTTCTTAAACCTTTCTTTTTTGTACGATTTCCCTTATATGGCTTTTTTCTTGTATTTTTATATTTATTCTTAAAAGCCTCCTTGTATTTTTGTACTAATATTCCACTTCTATATGCACTATGTTTGGGAATGTCTGCATATACTTTCTTTTTTATCTTTTCGTACAATTTTTCATCTGTTCTCTCCATATAAAATATATCATTATTTTATTTTATGTAGATATATCATAAATGCTAAAACCATTAAAAACGTTTTACGAATGGCCAAAATGGGAGGGTCTTATGCATAATTTTTTGTTATTATTAGTGATATACATAATGTATTTATTCTGTGTTAATAAACAAGAAAGAACCCTAACAAATATTTTATTATTTACAATAATTATTGGCGTGGATACAGTCATTCATCAAATAATTAATATACGCAATCAAAACACCACTTCATATCTATAACATAGAGTTTATTCATCATATTTCTTTTGCTTTTACACTATAAATTATTTCATACATTATATTGTAAACTAACTTAATGATTATTGTCTTGTGTAATATATATATATACAATGACGTATAAAATCCTTTCTGTATTGATGATGGCATCTGTGGCCACTGCTGGTAATTTACGTAACGCGTTCAGTGACAAATTTGAACAATGGGTCAAAGACTTTCGCATAAATATTCACGATAATTCTCACAAAGAACATTTATTTGTAAATTGGGTTGAAAATGATAAGATTATTGATACAACCAATGCACGTAATTTGACATATACTCTTGGGCATAACCATTTGTCTGGTATGGATTCCAATGAGTTTAGCGAGTATATGGGATTTCAAAATAATGCCAACACTCTTGGTTCCCATATTAGTATTGACAAAATTAAAGTAAGACTGGCTGAGGTCAAGTGCTTAAAAAAATGTATTGATGATTATGAATCCTCCAATAAACTATCCACAGTTACCTGTGTCACCGAATGCCTTCAAACCAGAGCTGGTCTCTCTATGAATAATTTACCAGAATCGGTTGATTGGGTCAAAGGTGGTGCTGTTACCCCCGTTAAAAACCAAGGACAATGTGGTTCTTGTTGGAGTTTCTCTACCACTGGTGCTTTAGAGGGTGCTTATTACACTACATATGGTTCCCTCCCTTCTTTCTCTGAACAACAACTGGTTGATTGTGATACCCGTAAAAATGGAGGCAAGGATATGGGCTGCAATGGAGGACTCATGGACAACGCTTTCGCTTGGATTGAGAAAAATGGAGGATTATGTTCCGAAATTGATTACCCATATACTTCTGGTGACACCAAAACCGCCGGTACATGCGAATCCACATGTGATATTGTTTCTAACAGTGCCGTTACCTCATTTAACGATGTTCATTCCAGTAATGACGTTGATATGATGACTGCTCTTTCAAAGCAACCCGTTTCTATTGCTATCCAAGCTGACCAAAAAGACTTCCAATTATACAGTTCTGGTGTTTTTACTGGATCTTGTGGAACACAACTTGACCACGGTGTATTGGCTGTTGGTTACGGCTCTCTTGATGGACAAGACTTCTACAAGGTCAAGAATTCTTGGGGAACCACATGGGGCGCCGATGGTTATATTCTTTTGGGACGTGGTGATGAGTTCAATACTGGACAGGGACAATGTGGTATGTTGTTACAAGCCAGTTATCCTGAAGTTTAAATAGTTGTTGGGTTGTCCGGTTTCTTTCTATAATATAATTTCTTTCGGTTTCCTACATAATAATTTATTTCCTTTTTTATATCATTCGGTAATGGTAATGAATATATTGCTTGCACTTTTGCAAAATCTACTGGGTCTGGTTCTAATATCTCATAAAATCGGTTCACTGAACTCACATATTGTATCGTTCCATCTATCATAAATTTGGATTCTATCCGTGGCTTTGATAATAACACCTCTAAGCCCGTATCAAATGACATGGAACGACCGCGCTTAAATGCAGATTCTATATAAGTTCCTGTCATTATTATTGTCCATGGCATTCGTGCATTATTTTCTATATTCCACTGTACTTCTATCAAATACTTTTTGTCTGGGATAAGTCGGTGAACGCTGATTTGTTTTGATAGAGGCATATATATAATAATAATAAAAAACAATTCTTTTTATTATTTTTAGTAAATATCTATATTGTTGCGGCTTCATCCACATCCCTGAATGCTTCCTCTATTGTTTGTTCTATGTATTCCATATAATATATATGACAATCATGACGATGATGACGATATGGTGGAGTACGACTATTGTAACGATTATCAAAATAGGATAATAGATCTACCATCGTCACTTCCTTATCTATTAATATTTGTGCAATATCATCAACACATCCTATTTTTGAATCCTCTTCCTCTATTTCTTCTTCGGGATACATAGTAACTGCATTCGGTGGAGGATGAAAGTCTTCAATATTCATATGGACATCGTTTGCGTTAATGCCACTTGTTAACGATTGATTACAATACGGACATTTTTGTCTATTTGATGACCGACTTAATAAACACGATAAACAGAATTTATGTCCACATGCTGTTGTACAATTGTTTGTTAGTGATAATGGTTTATAACATATAATACAAGTATTATTATTGGCATTGGATGACATATTGTGTGTTTGCATAATTGGTGGTGTATACTACTTTATTTACTTTATATTATATTATATTATATTGTATTGTATTGGTTATTAATCAATTTTTTATCAATTATATTTTTAGTAGGTTATTTTTTAACATTAGATTATATAAGTGATAATAACAATATGATTTGGAAATTATTAGTAACAGATTTCGCAAAGGACCATGTATGGAAATTTGTTATCTACATGTTACTGATTATTATATTTTTTCCAATGGAAGCTATTGTTTTGCCAAAAGTATATGGATACATGTTTGAACAAGTAAAGAATATATCTAAATCTACTGATTTTTTTAACTGGACAGATAATCTAAAAAAAATGAATTTTCAAGGATCATTGTTTCTTCTGATTATCTTATGGTTTTCTGTTATTTGTTCGTATACCGCTAAAAATTGGATTGAATCTCTTTTAGTACCAAACTATTATTCATTTATAAGAAATACCATATTTAAAGAAACAATATTAGCTTATCAAAATAACTACAAAGAAATGAAAACGGGCGATTATTTAGCAAGAGTATTAGAATTAACCCGTAACTTTAAAGAGGTTGCACATCATATGCTAAGTAGATTTTTACCAGAACTTGCGGTTTCTTTTCTTATAATTTGCTACATGTTTTATCAAGACAAAACCATTGGTACTGTTCTATTGATTGGAGCAATCCTATGTGGAACCATATTATACTTTGGTAGCAAAGAACTTATTGAATTAATTACTGTCCGTGAGAACTTTTTAAATACTAAAATTAGTGAAAATATTAGAGATACTTTTGATAACCTTATGAATGTTTTTTTAAATAATGAGGTTGATGGGGAAATAAACAAAAATAAAAATTTAGAAAAAATTGCTACCGATAAGATGAAATGGATTATGATGGTTCAAAATATTATCATCTTTTGCAGTCAACTTGTCACTTTAATTACATTCTGTATTGGTCTATATTTTTTATATGGTCTTCTTGTTAATAATAAAATTAAACCAACACAAGGTATTGTTCTTGTCATTATTTTGGGACAATTCTTAAATAATTTCTTATATGTTAGTAGTGGTTTTATTCATAATATAGTATACAAATTAGGTGTTATTCAAGCTTCTAATAAATATCTAAATGATATCTTTACTTCTACAAATAATAGAAACATTAAAACAGGTATCACTCACGGAAGAGTTGAATACAGAGATGTCTTTTTTAGATACAATAAGGATAAACCAGAATGGTTGTTTGAAGATTTTAATATGGACTTAGAAGAAGGTGGCAAATACGCTATTATAGGACAATCTGGACGCGGTAAAACCACATTGATGAAAATGTTGGCTGGATTATACACACCAGAAACGGGCTCTATCTATATTGATGATGTTGACATTAAGTCCATGGACGTGCAATATTTACGCGAAAATGTTAACTACGTAAATCAACGTACGAATATGTTTAATGAAACTATTATGTATAATATGTTGTATGGTAATCCCGATGCTACTGAAGAACAAGCTGTCGCATTATTAAAAAAATACGATTTATTAACTATATTTGAGAGATTACCTGATGGTTTAAAATCAAGTGCTGGAGTAAATGGTGGTAATTTATCTGGAGGTATGCAACGAATTACTATTTTAATGCGTGGATTATTAAAACCGTGCAAAATACTTATTTTAGATGAACCCACTACTGGATTAGACAAAAACACTACCACTAAGGTGAAAGACCTTATTGTAGAAGAAACAGATGGTAAAACATTAATTATAATAACCCATGAGTCTGCGTTGTCGTTGTTGAGTGGATTGAGGTTATTGAGTGTTTAATTAAATATCTGTAATGTCAATGTTAGTGTAAGTGTAAGTGTTAGTGTTAGTGTTAGTGGGTGTGGGTG